CTCACCCGTAGCGCGGTGCGCTCGGGCGTCCAGCAAGCGAACTCCGGGACGCCTCGGCCCTTGCCGCCCCAGGCACCGCCGCCCGCGCCGGCAGCGCCGTCCGAGGACTACATCCGGCTCATCGTGCGGGACGAGATACAACGCGTCCTAGCCGCCCGAGCAGCTGCGAAAGCCAGGCCGGGGTCCAGCGGTTGAGCGTCGCCCGCCGGCGCGCGCACCCGCACCCCTTGGTCTCCTTAAAGCCCGCCGCTTTCGCCATGGCGGCGACGGCGTCGCCGAGGCCGGGCGCCGGCCGCTCGGCCAGCCGTCCCCCCAGGGGCCGCTCGTCGGCGTCGTAGGTGTTCTGGCGCCTCATGAGACGCGCGTCACGGTAAGCGTTGAGGGCATGAGACCGGGGTAGCTGCCTGGCTGGAGGTAGGAGCCGTTCACGCCGTAGCCGTGGTCGTTCGGGAACCCGTCAATGTAGGTCTGCCACAGGCCCTCGGCGTCGCCGCAGTAGCGGGGACCAATATGCCGGAACGTCTTGAGGTATAGGATCGGGGAGATCGCCTCCGCGGCGGTAAACGGGTCGCCGATATAGATTGCCTCGTAGTCAGACGGGACCTTTCGTACTCGAGGTGGACCACCGACGCAGAGGGCGCGGTTTACCGAGAAATCAAAGTCCACCGTAACTCGAAGCCTTGTCCGGTTTGCATCGGTCCCGCCTGGTCCGTTGAACAACCAGCATCGTTGTAGGGCGGCGGCTACAAACGATGTCGATGTAGCCCACGACTTTTGAATTTGCCCGGCGCCCGCCGCTTGTGCGCCGGTGAAATCCCAGTTTGCCGCCGCCGCGGAAAGGCCGGACGGCCCGTAGGCCTCGGTGCAGTACGTAAGGACCGAGCCATCACAAGCGGTTGCAAGAGTGTCGTAAAGGTATAGCTCGTTGTAGTAATCACAGACCGGCACAGACCAAGCAGGAGAGCTGGCCGTGCTGGGGCATCTGCCCTGGTCGTTTGGCATGCCCGCATATGGCGGATCTTCGCGCCCCAGCGACAAGGGATACAAGGTCGGCAACGCAATGCGATAGTTTCGTGTACCAAACCCCGTCGGGAGGTTTGGGGGACAAAAACTCTCGGGCGTGAGCGGGTCGCTCGCGCAACAACACAAGCCGAGCCTCACTCGCGGGCCTTGCCCTTGCGGCACCAGATGAAGCCGGCGATCCCGCCGAGAAGGCCGAGCATGAGTCCGAACCAGATTGAGCCGAGGAGACTTTCAACGCTTGCGAGCATGGGGTTTCGCTTTCTGCTTACGTGCGAAGGTGAGACCGATGGAACAACCGGAGGCGAAGGTGATAGCCATCAGGCCCACCAACCAGAGCGTGTATTGCCAAGGTGCGAGGTTCATACGAGCTTCCAGTTTTTGATTGTGTAGACCAGGGCGAACGCGCCGATCACGACTCCGGCGACCGATACGTACTTCAGCGTGGCGTAGATCGGATTCTCGTCGTCGCTCACGTACGCGACGTGGGCCTGTACCGCCTCGATGGACGTCTGTAGGCCGTCCAGCTCCTCGCGAGCCGCGTCCATGTGGACGATCGCCGCGCCCACCGCCTGGCGGGCGTCAATGGCCGAATGGGCAATCGCTGCCGTGTGGTTGGTGCAACCGGCGAGCGAGAGCGCGAGGATGGCCGCGGCAAGCTTCATGCGACGAGCGCCGAGACGAGGTTGCCGCAAATGAACTTGTAGCCAGCCTCGTTAAGATGCTGGCGTTCCGATGTGGCATTTGCGAAATACGACGTTCCGCCGGAACCAGTAAGCAGTTGCGCATATGTTGCCAGAGCTGCTCCGTCAACCATGGTGTAGGTCGACGCAAGCGTCGCTGCGCTGGTCCGAATGGTGGTTAGCGTGTCCGGGCTGTTGTGCTGGTGTGAGGTAAGTCCGATGAATCCAAGGTCGGACTCTGGGTAGCCCAGAGTCGTCCAGCACGTTCGGCACGTTTCCATATACGCCGCGCAGTCGGCCGCGTACGTGCTGGACCCGGTCCCGTTAACTCCGCCCTGAAACATAACGACCACTCGACCAGTTCCGCCGGCGTTGATCTGGCGAAGGCGCGCCTCCTTCATGTAAGCCGAAACAACAGACACGGCGCCGGATGCATTGCTTGCAACCATGGTCGTAGTAGCTCCGCCGTAGTGGTCCATGCATTGCACCGCGTGACCCTTAACCGCTCGGCTCACGCTTTGGAGCGCCAGGGCGACAGGTCCCGTGACGTTGAAAGGAGACGACTCCGCGTAGCTAAACTTGTATTGCACCCCGGTACGCGCGCTGTTAGGGGGGATCTGAAGTCGCGCCGTTGTCCAACCGTATGACGCCGAGTCGCAGGAGACCGTCGCATTACCCGTGGACGTGTATGGTGGGATGTTCAGCTTTCCAGACAGGCGGATTGTCCCCATGCCTGGTCCGATCGCATGAACGACTCGGTAGGTGAGCGCCTGTCCAACCCACGGAAGGACGGTTCCTGCCCCGTCCACCATGTAGATGCCGCCGATGAAATCAGCCCAGTTCCCGCTGGCGATGTAGCCGTAGTTGAACGGCGACGCATTCGGTTGCATCGTTCCGCTGGTGCGGCGCAACAACGAATAGAGCGCGGCGCTGTTTGCGCTGGTTCCCTTGACGAGCGCGCCGCCCATTGATCCGGTTCCCGCACCGTTGACGGGTTCTTCGTTTGCGTCGATGTAACTATAGGAATCGAACTTCGAAGCGACGCCGTAAAAATTTGCGTTCTCACGACTGAAAGCAGGGACGATCGGGGTGGCGTAGTCGTTGCTTCCCGCTTGCTGGAGCGCGTAGTTCAGGCCATCGCACCAGCCCCATCCGCCGAAGTTCGTGTTACTGTCGCCGGAAACGAGGATGTCGACGCTGTTCGTACCAGCAATTGCATCGCGGAGGAATTGTTTCGCCCGAGTCGCCGCGGAATCTGCAGCAGGCCACACGGAATGGATGTATCGAAACTGGCTCACGATGCGCACCTCACGGGATTCGGTTCGGAGAACCAGAAGAGGACGCCTCCGCTGGTGTTGTAATCAAGGTGGATCTCGACGTAGCCGGCGAGCGAGGAGGTCGTCCAGGCGCCGGACGCGTAGACGCTGCCCACGGGGCCGATGCTCGAGCCGGACGGCTTCGGGCTACCGTCGACCTGGCTACCGTCGTTCCGCAGCTCGCGGAGGTTGATGGCGCCCGTCCCTGCCCCCCAGGTACTTGTCAGCAGCGCCGCCGGCGCGTTGCTCGAGGAGATCGCGACCGGCTCGAAGGTGTAGGTCCATCGGTCGGCGCCGATCGAGGTCGCTGCGGTGAGCTTCGCCAGCCACCGCTCCGGCAGGCTGCCCTGGACGACTTGCTGCTGCGCCCACTCGAGGCCCTCGGCATTCGCCGCGACCGTTTGGGCGGACTGCGTCCACCCGTTGCAGACGAAACGGTTCGCCTTGCCAAAGAGGCCGGACTCGAAGATGGGAGTCTGGTAGCTCATGCGACGTACAGAGGTAGCGGCGTCTTGATGGCATCCATGAGATTGGCTCGCCAGGAGAACAGGTTCTCGAAGTTAGTCAGCTCGACAAACGGCTGGTACCAATAGACATTTGCGGCAGACTGCGTCGGTATGGTGACAAGCGTCGGTCCCGTCGTGAGGAGCGGCTTGCCTCCGACGTTCGGCGCGACGCGCTGCTCGAGGTGCTGCCAATCGTCGGCGAGGAACCGATGCGAGATCACTAGCGTCTCGTCTGGGCTTTCGTTGGCGGTCCACCCGAGGTAGGTCACGTAGCCGGTCGGCCAGCCAAGGAAGCTCGCGTTGTTGCGGGTGTTGACGTAGATCGACGACCACTCGGACGGCGGGTCCGGGCTGGCAGCTGCTCCGCTCACGGCGTCCGTTGAACGATCGCGCGTGCGGTCCCAGAGAATGTCCACCTGGATCGACTGCTGCGAGACCTTGACGGCGAGCGGCTGGCCGTTCATGTCGACGGACGTGCCGCCCATGAACGCGGTGGGCGGGAACGGCATTGTTCCATTGGCGGGGACGCCCGTAAAGATCGCCGAGCCGGATCGGTACATGGGGACCGTCCGTTGCGACGTGGACCGCGTGAGGTTGAAGTACGGCCGCGTGGCGTTCTGCGGGTAGCGGCTGGACCACTTGACGCGCAACATCCATGCCCGCGGCGACTGCGGAACCGGGCTTGCGTCAATTGAGCGGCAGATAAAATTTTTCATTATGTTGGCGATCGGGGCCGCCAATCCTGCAGCTGGGACGTACCGCTGCCCTTGCTGCGGGACGATTGCGTCCGCGAGGACTTGCCATACGGTCTTGATGTTCTCCTCGGTGTAGGTGTAGAGGAGCGACTCCGTCCATGTGGTCTCATCGCCGGGCGCGGAGAGCTGGACCGAGTCGGTGTCTGGGAGTCGGCGGATCTGGCTAGGCATGTCAGTCGCCTCCGAGCTTGGACTTGATCACGTCGTAGATCAGACCGATGGCGGTCATCTGCGCGTTGTTGATGCCGAGCGAACCTAGCGCCGCGTCGCCCGTTGCGACCGCGACGTCCGTGATGATCTCGCCTGGCGTGTGGTTAGAAATCCAATCGACAAACTTGCCAAAGGCGACGAGCGTCTGCGCGGTCATGTCGGCAAGGCCGACAGTAAAGCCGGCGAGCGCGGCCATCGCTTGCCCGATCGGCTCCTTGTTGGCGATGAGGTAGTCGGTGAGGTCCTTGATGGCTTGGACCTTCATCTGGTCGATCGCCGCGGTGATCGGCCCGAATGCCTGGCCGAGCGTCTGGTCGCTCTGCTGCTGCGCGATCGCAAGCTGATTCGCCGCCGCCATTCCTTCCGGGCTGTAGGTGCGCCCGAGGTCCTCGAGGCGCTTCAATTCGGACATGGCACCGTCGGCGAGGCCGCGGAACACGTTTGCAAGCATGCCAGCGACCGCCAGGGACCGCAGCTGCGAGACGCCCGCTTGTAGGTTCTCGAGGCTCTTCATCGCCTTCGAGACGCCCACCGAGACGCCCGAGGCGTCGGCGGTGAGCGTGATAACTGCCTTCATGTCCGCACTAGCCACGGCTCACCGCCTGGAGGAACCCCTCCACGCCGCGACGGCGCCACGGGCAAAGGACGTGCGCCGGCTGGCCCGTGAGGGAACACGCGACCACGGTTAGCAGGTACTCGACCCGCTCCATGGTCGTCTCCTCCTGGGCAAGATGCAGCTCGGCGTCCATGGTTGGGTTTAGTCTCCAGAGGCGCCGCTCGGCGCCGAGGTAGGGCGTGCCTTCATGACCTCGGCGGCGAGCTGGTTCGCCGCGGCGACCGGGAGATCGAGGATCTCGTCCTGCGTGTAGACCTCGCCGCCGACGTGCCGGACGCACTTGTGGATAAACGACGGATCGGTCACGTCGGCCCCGACCGTGTCGCGCAAGGTCACCGGGCGGACCTCGACGGCTCCGACCCCGTCGAGATCCACCTGGCGCCAGGATGGAGAGGAGGTCGTCATGCGAGGGCCAGCGTCTCGGTAAAGGTGATCGAGTAGATCGCGGCGTCCTCGGAGGAATGCGTCTGGTCCGCGCCGGTGATGATGACCGACATGGTGATGCTTCCGGCGCCGTTGCCCGTGAAAACCAGACTTGCGGGCGTGGTCAAATTTGGGCTTTCCATGGCCGATGTGACCGCCGTATTCACGTCAGAATTCACGTAGGCCTCGCAAGATCCGCCGCGCTTCACGCGGCCCGGACCGGAGAACATCTTGGTATCGCCGTGCGCCGTGAGATTGAACTCCGACGCCTGGCGGGTGATGGTGACGTTGCGAACCGGGATCGAGGTCCCGCCGATGGTGAGGCTTCCGCCCCATCCGAGAATTGCTCTGGGTGGCATTAAGTGCTCTCCTTGAATTGGAATTCCGCTGAAAGGGTCGCGACGCGCTCCGCGTCGGGTTGCCCGTCGTCTGGTGCCCCCCTGCTCTGCGCGACCTCGAGGGAGGTGGCGACGAGCGTGTAGGTCCCCTGCGTCCACACGCCGTCCAGGGCGTTCCGGCAGACGATCGCGAGCGACCAGGCGGCGAGCGCCCGGTCTGCGACGCAGTCGACGCGGACGCTTGCCGTGCCGGTCCCGGTCGGCTTGCCGGAGATATCCAAGTCCCACCGGCAGGAGCTGATCTCGTAGATCACGGCCGGCGTGGGGTCGCCCTGGCGGCGAAGCTCGCAGGAGACCGGGTTGGTGGTCGCCGCGTCGAGCTGGTCGAAGATGGCTTCCGGGAGGCTGGACGCGCTCACTTCTTGCCCCCCTTCTTCTTGGCCGGCTTCATGATCTCGGCGACGAGGAGGTCCTTGGCGATCTGCGCGAGCTTCGGCGCCCACTTCGCCGCGATCGGTCGCGAGATCTTGCGGCCGAGGATGGTGCGGTTAGCGCCCTTGGCGCGGGCGGCGTCACGCCGGGCGCTCTTGGCGCTCTTGGCGCGGCCGATGGCCGAGTCGGCGCCTGGCATCTTGGCTTGCCATGCGGCGGTCGACGCCTTCGCGAGCGCGATGCGCTCGTCCTTGCTCTTGCCCTTGTAGCCGCCGAGGCTCTTCGCGACCTCCTCGCGGAACACTTCCCGCCGGCGCTTCAGGCTGTTCGCCTCGTCGCCCATGGTCGTGTACGTCGAGCTGTTCCCGTAGTGCTTGAAGCCGTTTTCTAGGATGTGCCAGATTTTCGCGTAGCCGCCGCGCTTGTAGTTGGTGCCGATCTCGAGCGTGGCTTGGCCCGTCCGCTTGCGGAACTTGATGCGGGACTCCTGGGCGTCGGCGATCTCGCCGGTGACGAGTCCGCCGCGGCGCTTGGCCCTCGCCCAGCTGCGCTGCAATTCGGTAGCCACCGGGCGCGCCGCCTGGCGAAGAACCTTGCGGAACGCCTTCTTCCGGGCTTGCTCGCTCATGGCGAGGAGCTTGGCCTTGACCTCGAGGGCGTGGAGCGAGGCCTTGATCATGCCGGCTCCGGGTCGATGATCTGGCCGTCGATGTTAGTCGCGGTGATGCGAAGCCGGCGACGCTTGCCGCCATCCGGGTCGATGACGCTGATGATGTTGTAGACCGTGGACGTCGAGGCGTCGACCAGGCGTCCGGCGGCGGTGATCGACGGATGGAACGCGGTCTCGATGACGACGTCGGTGCGGATCTCGACGCCCATGTCGCCCATTACCTCGCGCTGGTTCGGCGTCACTACGCCGGCGAGGCCGACGACGGAGTCGGTGTAGACGGTCGTACCCTGCCCTGCGCCGTCGACCGTAGTCGTCGGAACTTGGTAGGTGTATCGCTCGCGCCAGTAGCCGCATCCTGCCATCGTTAGCCCACGCTGTTGGGGTTGTTCATGCGGCGGATCGTGTCGACGTACCAGGTCGAAGGACCGACCGAGTCGTCACCACGGAAGCCGTAGAGGTTCGCCACGCGCTCGAGGAGCGCGACCTTCTCCGCATCGGTGAGGTCGGCCTCGAGCCGGCCGGTAGCGGCCCGGTACTCGTTCCACGCGGCGGCGATCGCGAGCGTGAGCTGCGCGTCGTCCTGCGTGTGGGTGAGCTTGAGCCACCCTCGAGCCTCGGCTACGGTCGGAATCGTTGCCATGGGTCCTCACAGTCCGGGGTAGGCGCCCCCGAAGGGGCGCCCACCCGGCTGGCGATGGGGCGTAATTAGGCCGAGATCAGGACCTTGATGGCGGACGTGTCCACCGGCTTCGCGTCGCAACGCATGCGGCTCGAGTACCGGATGAGGCCGCTGGTGCGCTGGCTCATGTCGTCGACCGTGAAGCTCACGGTCGCACGGTCGATGACCTTGTAGCCGCGCTGGAAGTCGCCGAACGCGACCGAGCGTGTACCGGCGGTGTACGCGGTCGGAGCGTATTCCGACAGGTAGACCGGCTTGCCCATGAAGAGCGCCACGGCGCCGTCGCGGAGGATGTTGCCGTTCTCGCCGTTCAGCACGTACTTGGCGTTGGTGCTGGACTTGACGATCGCTCCCCAGACTGCCTGGTTCATCAACCATGCGGCGTTCGGGAGGTAGGCCGGGTTCAGCGAGTAGTACAGGTCGATGACCTTTTCGACGGTCGGGGCCGCGGCGGCGGTGTAGTTGACGCCCGTGTAGCCGGCGCCCGAGTGGAAGATGCCGCGGGGCTGGCTGGAACCGGTTCCGGTGTGGAAGAAACCTTCCCACAGACGGCTGTGCGCGCGAGCGTGTTCGCTCACGACGTTCGAGGCGAGGTCCCAGACGGTGTCCTGGAGGGCCTCCTCGGTGACGTCGGTGTAGATGGCCGACTTGTACGCCGTGAACTGCACACGGGTCGCTGTGAAGTCCTGCGAGCCGTAGGAGGCGCCTTCGGCAACGAGGGCCGCGGTGAGGCGCTGGCTGATGACCGGGATGTCGTAATCGACGCCGCGCGTCTCGACGGACGCGAGCGAACGCATCACGCTCTCCTGGTCGAGCGCCTTGATGAAGGTCGACGAGAGGACCGGCTCCGTTCCTGCGGTCGAGAGGTTCGCCGAGCCGCCGGAGATGTTGATGCCCATCGCGCGGTTGCTGCGGAAGCCGCCGCGGAACCACTCGCGGGTCTCGTCCTTCGCCGGGGAGGCGACGCGGTTCGAGCTGGTGATAATGGCCGGGGCCTTGATGCGGGCCTCGAGGACGGACTTCTCGGAGGCGATGCGCTCCTCGGCTTCGCCGATCTCCTCGAGGATGGCGAGCTGGCGCTCGTCGGTGGCGGACGGATACTCGTTCTTCAGCTCGGCAACGCGAGCGCGATCTTCCTTCAGGGGCATGGTCGAATCCTTTCGGACGGCGGCGAGCGTCCCGTTGTAAGCCGCGTTCTCAACAAGGGAAACCTCGTGCAGACGTGCAGAGGTGATGGTGCGGGAGGTCGTCCCGTCCCAGGTGTCTTGGTTCACGACGAAACCGATCGACATTTCGGAGACCACGCCGCGGCGGACGAGATCGCGGATCTCGTTGGCGCGCTGGGTGTTCCCGATGTCGGCGACAAACGCGAGACCGCGCTCGTCCTCGGTAACGGTCAAGGTGCCGCTCTTGGTGTTCGCGAGCGGGTCGGTCTGGTCGTGCATCCACCAGAGGGAGACGTTGCCCTCGGGCTTCAGGGCGCCGGGCTTGATCTGTTCGCGGAACACGCGGCCGCGCTCGGAGATCGGCTTGCTCCAGCTGTTGAACACGGCCGCATAGCCGCGGATCATGCCGTCGCCGCTCTCGGTGAGCTGCGCTCGAATCTCACGCATTGGGGTCCACCTCCTGCCCCGCGGCGTCCGCGGCGGCGTTGGGGTCGGTGACGCCCGAGATCACGGGCTTCGGCTCGTCAAGGCCGGGCCACGGCGCGAAGCCGAGCCGGGCGCGGACGTCGTTCGGTGCGAGGGCGCCGACCTGGAGGAGCTGCGCGTAGGCGCGGCCGGCGGTGCGGAAATCGCCCTGGGTGATCGGGGAGAAGTCGAGCGCGACCTTCGTGCCAGGCGCGGCGAGCTTCGAGGTGACCTCGGCCATCCAGCTCGCGCTCCACCCGAGGAGCGCGTTGCAGTACATCTGCGCGATCTCCGGCTGGGTGCGGGCGTCGCTCGCGTCGAGCATGGCGGACGGGATGCCGAAGATCGACGCGACTTCCTTCGCGCCGGCGGCGCGGGCGGAGGCGAGGTCGGAGACCATCGTCTGCGCCAGCTGCTCGACCTTCATGCCCTCGCCGACGAAGATCGGCGTACCGACCGTGGCGGCGGAGCCGTGCTGCGCCATGAACGCGGTACGCATGGCGTCGCGGACGGCCGGCTGGAGGGCGCCGGGATGGCTAAACGCGAGCTTCCCCAGACCGCCACCCTGCGAGATCACCTTGAACGCGGCCTCGAGAGCGGCGAGGCCCTCGAGCGTGGTCGAGGCGGCGGCGAGCGGCGAGGTCCCCCAGTAGGGATTCCCCGGCGTCGGGAGCGCCTTGAAGTGCAGCACGAAGCCGTAGTCGAACGGCTGGCCCTGGTAGCTCCACTCGATCGTCCCGTCCGTCTGCTGCTGCATCGAGACGTCGGCGGTCGCAATCGGCCGGAGCGCGATCGGGGCGCCGGACGTGTCGACGACCACCACGGCGAACGCATTGCCCGTGGTGAGGGTCTCGGCAACCATCCACCGGCGGAGGTCCGTGCCGGTGAGGACGTCGCCCCACGCCTGGCCGGAGAGCAGGTCCACCGCCGAGGCGCCCTCGACGTGGTTCCCGTCGCCGTCGGTGACCGTGACCGGGCATCGCGCAATGTCGGACGCGATCGTATGGATGCACCGCTGGACGGCGGGGATCGAGTCGATCGAGCCGGCGTACCAATTGACAGGCGATTCCCACGTAATCGCGGGCATTGATCGCTTGAAGAGGCGGGACCAAATCGACATGGCCCGCATTTGCGAGTATTGCGGCAGCGTTGTCTAGCCCCTTCCGCGGGAGTCCCGCGGAGATTGCTAGAACGCGATGCGGCTAGCGTCCGCGCCGTACATGGATTGCGAGAGCATCTCGCGGTCGTTCATCGCCTTGATGGCGACGATGCACGCGATGAGCGGGTCGTTGTTGGAGCGTTCCGTACTCTTGCGAACGGTGACGAGTCCGGTCGGCCCGGTCTCGGTCTTGCTCGATTCAATCGCTCCACGCAGGACCGGGTCCGTGTGGAATGCGATGCGCCGGCCGCGGACGAACTCCTGCCAGATGGCCCACGCGGACCCCATGTAGACCGCGCTCCGGGGCGCCCTGGACACGGGCCACCCGTACTCCGACTCCCACCGCTGGACCCGTCCCGCCTGGCCGGCGGCGGGGTCGCAGACGATGAATTTCAGGTCGACGGTCCGGGCCACCATGGCGACCACGTCGCGCACGTCGTCGAGGTTGATGACCTCGCCGGACTTGCGGACGAACCCCTCCGCCTCCCACTTGCGGAGCGGCATCCGGGTCCGCGTCTCGTCGTCGGCCATGCTCCTCCCGGCCCACCAATGCCAGTTTCTCGACCGCAATTTCACGCCGTCCCACACGGCTAGATTGAGGCTCGTCAGGTCGCATTGGGCGCCGCTGTAGCCGCCGATCGAGAAGTCAATGCCGACCATTGCCGGCAAGCCGCGCACCGATTCGAGGTCCCAGTCGTCGACGCACTCGTCAAAATACTGGATGGGAATCGCGGCGGACAGGTCGTTGGTAAAGGTCGACAGGCATTGCGTGTAGAACTCCTCGCGCTGCTTCGGGTCGTTCAGCTCGCAGAGGCGCCGCTCGTACTCGGCCGGCTGGATTCGGATGCCGAGCGCCGGGTTCGCCTTCGCCCAGGTGAGCGGGTTCGACGGGTCGTCCTCGGCGTCCGCCTGGTGCATGACCGCGAGCGTCCCGAGCGGGAGCGGCTTGCCGTTGTCGAGCGCCTCCTCGATCGTCCGAAGCATGGCACCGTATGGCGTGTGGTACTGGTCGACGTCCGGCGTCGTGATGACAAGCGTCTGGCTCCACGGGACCTTCATGGTGCTGGAGCGGGCGCGGTTGAACGTCTCGTCCATGCGGCTCGCTTCGTCCAGGATGACAAGCGACGGGCTAATCCCGTCCGCATTCTGCGGCGTGGACGAGGCCGCTTTGATCGCGCCGGCCGACGCCTCGAGGGTTGCGGGCCGGGCGCCGTTGATTCCCATGACCTTCCACGCCTTGGACTTGCAATTGGGAATGCCCTCGAGGCGGCGGATGACGTCGACGGCTTTGTCGCGGAGGGTTGCGAGGATGACGATCTCGACGCCCTTCTTATCCTCGAGACACGCCCGCTCGAGGCTCCAGCCGGCGAGCGCGGCGGCAATCTGCGTCTTGCCGCACCCTCGCGGGACTTGCAGGACGAGGTCGCGGGTGAGCGGGAGGCCGTCCTCCCCACGCCGGGCGACGAACATAGCCATGGCCCACACGGCCCACGGGTCCCATTCCATGGGGCCGAAGATCCCGGAGAGGTTCGCCCGACCCCACTCCACCAGCTCGTCCAGGCGCTCGCCGTCCCAGACCACGCCCGACCCGTGCCGGCGCTCGTCGAGGTAGCGCG